AAGGCCAAAAAAAGGGCTCGCCTGTCCTAAACATGGTGCGCTCTTATGGCTTCCCGTATTTGAACGCGCTCTATAACACGCCCGATACCGGCTTTGGCTCGTAATGCCTTTAGTCGCAGTCAAACAGTATAAAAGCCCAAGGCTCTCCGCAGCAGCGCAAGTCTCGCTGTTGACTAGCATCCCATCTCCCGTGGGCGGTTTGAACTTCCGCGACCCCATTAGCGAAATGTCGCCAACCGACGCGATGGTGATGGACAATTTCATCCCACAGCGGACAGGCTGTTTGCTGCGTAAGGGCTGGCAGTACAGTTGCAACAGTCTTGATGATCCTGTCACATCGCTGTTTAGCTACAACGCTGCTGACAGCGCGAATAACAAGCTATTTGCGGCATCTGGCGGCAGTATCTGGGACGTTACCGGCGAAGATGCGGTTGAGGATCAATCCGCAACGGGATCAACCGACGGCATCTGGAGTACGACACAGTTTGCACTCACCAGCGGCGAAGTTGTCCTGCTGGCTGTGTCTCCCGGCGCTGGATACTGGGTATATGAGGCAACAGCAGGCTGGACACAAACAACGCCTACAGGCTTGCCGACGGATTTGTTGTCCGTAGCCGTTTGGAAGAATCGCGTCTGGTTTACTGAAAACAAGACCTCGACGGTCTGGTATCTTCAAGACATTGACGCAATTGATGGAACGGCTGTGGCCTTCGAGATGGGTTCACTGTTACGCAACGGTGGCTCTGTTCGCGGTCTTATCAACTGGACGCTAGATAGCGGTTTTGGTGTTGACGATTACCTTGTCGTTGTCGGCACTGAGGGTGACGTTGGTGTGTGGGCAGGAACTGACCCAACGTCTGCTGCTACATTCGGACTAAAGGGCGTCTGGTATGTCGGGCCTGTTCCATCAATAGGCCGGTTCTTTACCGCATACGGCGGTGATGTGATGATCTTGTCTGAACTTGGCTTGGTGCCAATGTCTCGCCTGGTCAACGGCCAGTTCAGCGAAATACAGCCAGGACCGTCATCTAAGATACAAAACGTGCTGTCTCCGCTCATTGTCAAATACCGAACTGATCCGTCTTGGGACGTTATTATTGTACCTAACTCTGATGTGCTGATTATTAAATTGCCGCCGCAATATGGAATTTATATTCAGTATGCAATGAACGTGAACACCGGCTCATGGTGTACGTTTTCTAATATGCCAATGGTCTGCACCGCGCTGCTTAACGGTCAGCTATATTTTGCCACTGATGACAATGCCATTGCCAAAGGTCTGTTTGGCGAAGAAGACGGACTGACGATTGAAGAAACCAGCGGTGGCGCTGTACGCGGCGACATACAAGGCGCGTTTAATGCCTATGAGATGCCTGGTCGCCTCAAGAAGTTTACAATGGTGCGGCCTGTTTTTATTACGCAGCAAGCGCCAGGCGTAAAGCTGCGTATGAACACGCAGTACAGCTTCACAAGTGTTCCTGGGTCGCCGTCGTTTTCTGGAATTACCGCCTCAGAGTGGGACAACTCAGTTTGGGGAACTGCCAAATGGTCTGGGGCTTCCAACACATTTGAGAGTTGGTTTGGAGTTGCTGGTCTTGGTTATTTTGGCGCAGTGCGTATGCGCGTTAGGGGTCTTGGTGGATCAACTACGTTATCCTCCTACCACGTTCTGTATGAGCCAGGAGGCATCATGTAATGGCTTCACCACCACCATCAGCATACGGTTCTATTTTGCCAATATACTATTCTACACCCAGAGATCCAGGAGCAGGGTTTAATCCTTTAATTGCCGCTCTTAGAGGAGCGTCTACGGCTCCTGCCCAAGCATCTGGATACAAAACAGTCAACACTCCCTGGGCGAAAAACACACCTAACGTGCCGTACACGCCAAGATTTACAGCGTCCACCGTCAATCGTGATCCTGTTACCAAAAAACCTGATGATATCACCAAGCCAGATCCTGGCACTGAAGGTTATTGGGAAGATATAATTATTCCCGCCATAGAAGGTTTCGGTGGGGGTGGAACTTACAAAAATTGGGTTCCTGGCACGAAACCTATTGTTACTGGCACTGGCACAGGTACTGGTACTGGCACAGGTACTGGCACTGGCACAGGTACTGGCACAGGTACTGGCACTGGCGGCAATATTGGCGGTGGTCCGACAACAAGACTTACAGAGGCTGCTGGTTGGGAAGATATGGTTAAACAGTATACCGACGCCAGAAATCAAGCAGGCTACGCAACTGATGCAGAATTCATGGCAACAGACGATGGACAAAAATGGATTAAGACAAGAGATGATAGGATTAAAGTTTTAACAGACCCAATTCTTCTATCAAGAATTAACAGTGAATTTACAACGCAAAAATCATTGCCTGGATTAACAACCGTTGGTGAGTCTGGATTAGCAAATACAATAGCAAGACAAGCGCAATTTCGCGGCCAAATTTAATGATTATAAACAATAATCAAGAGCTTCTTTTGCAATGGTTGTGCGAGCGCATAGAACTTGCGCCGACAAAACACATTCGTTGCATCGCTAACATTTCTACCGTGGGCAAAATACTTGGTGTTGTTGGAATTGATAACTGGAACGGGAGTTCTTGCCAGATTCACGTTGCTGGACAGGGTAACTGGCTAACAAGAGAATTTCTAACCGCTGTGTTTACTTACATTTTTGACACTGCAAAAGTTAAAGTGATGCTTTGCATGATCGAGAGCGGAAATAAGAAGTCTCTTGCGTTTACGCGGCGCATTGGTTGGACGCAGATTGCAAGAATTGAGGGCGCTCATCCGACAGGTGCGTTAATTGCTTTTGAGATGCGTCCTGAGAATTGCAAGTATTTGGAGCCAAAAGATGGGCAAATCTACTCCCGCGCCGCCTGATTATACGGGTGCCGCTAACGCACAAGCCGCCGCGTCAAAAGAGAATTTGACAACGCAGAACTTTGCCAATCGGCCAACGATCAACACGCCGTTTGGAAGTCAGTCTTGGACAACTGAAAATAGAGTGGACCCAGCTTCGGGGCAATTGGTAACGGGTTGGACGCAAAACAATACTTTTGGCGACACGCAGAATGGAAGAAATTTACAAGACGCATTAAGTTCCCAGATTGAATCGCAATACAAACGCAGCGACCTTGCCAATCAATCAATGGGAAGGGTGGAACAAGAATACAAACAGCCATTTGATTACCAGAACTTGCCCGCGATGCAATCTGGCGGCACGCCTGGCGAGATCAGGACTGCTGTTGCCGACTATTCTCCTGGCCTGAACACCAGCTTTAACTTTGGTAGCGCTCCCGCTGCACCGACTTACAACCCTGATTACAGCAATACGCCTGCCCCTCGCTACGACACAAATTACCGCGACACGGTAGCGCGTGGCCTTATGGAACGCATGATGCCGGTGCAAGATTACCAAAACCGGCAGCTTCAGGCGCAGCTATCCAACCAGGGCTTTAAGCTGGGCAGCGAGGGCTACAAGCGCGGCCTCGATGAGCTTGCTCAGCGTCAGGCAGCAGAGCGTTACAACGCCTACGACACGGCTGGCAACGAAGCACAGCGTATGTACTCCGCACAGATGGGCGCTCGTCAGCAAGCTGGCAGCGAAGCGCAAAGTATGTTTGGCGCAGGGATGAACGCTCGCCAGCAGGGCATCAGCGAGGCAATGGCGCAGGGCAACTTTAACAACCAGGCGTTAGGACAGGCGCAGGGTCTAGACATCAATGCGATGAACGCAATGAACGCAGCGCAGGGTCAAGCGTTTGGATTAAACCAGGCTTACGCCAATCAGCAGAACACGCTGCGTCAACAGGCGATTGCGGAGCAAGCGCAGCGCCGTGGCATGTCGCTCAACGAGATGAACGCGCTGCTGTCAGGCCAGCAAGTGCAGATGCCGACGATGCCGACGTTTAACGCCGCTGGCAGATCGGAAACGCCTAATTTAATGGGCGCTATGCAGAATACTTATCAAGCCAACCTTGACGCGGCCAACGCGAAGAACGCTGGGATGAGCAACGTGTTTGGCGGGCTGACTAGCTTAGCGTCGGGCGGGTTGGCTGGCGGCGCGTTTAAGTTTTAACCGTTAATTACGGAGCTTTGTGATGGCAAATAATTATAATCAGAACTATGACAATTCAGACGTTTGGTTTGATGTGTATGGTGCTGAAGGCGATATGCAGCCAGAAGAAATGGCTTTGCGCCGTAAGCAAGCTCAGATTGATGCGCTTCGCGCTCAAGGTATGCAGGCTCAAGAAGGAAAGATGGTTGGCAATACTTATGTTGCGCCGTCTTTCACACAATACGCAGCGCAGCTTGCCAACGCTTACATGGGGCGCAAAGGACAAGAAGGCGTTGATGTAAAAGAAAAAGAACTGGGAACTCGTAGGGGAGATGCTTTACGAAACGCCAGTGCTACAATTAGAGGAAGAATGGAAACGCCTGATGAAATAGCTAAACGTAAATTAATGGAATCGTTGGCTGGCGGGAATGGTTAATAACA